CAGTCGGCGTTACTAGCCCATTTGGAGAGCGTGGCATGACTACTACTACTACTACGGGGTTGGTGTTGGCGCTCGCGGTGGCACCCTCCGTATCCTCGCGCCGCTGGACACCAGTGACCATGTCATGGCGCGACCTGCTGGAGCGTGCATCCCACCCGGAGGACCACAAAGATTGTGGGGGCTATGTGGCGGGGCGTCTGCGTGGGACTACCCGCCGTAAGGGCGAGGTGGAGTACCGCAGTATGGTCACGCTGGACGCGGATAGCGCTAGCGAGGGTCTACCGGCTGCCGTGGGCGCCCTGGGCCTGACCTGCCTGGTGCACTCCACCTACTCCCACACTCCCAGCCACCCGCGCTACCGCGTGATTATCCCTATCATGGGGCGTGGCTTGAGTGAGGCTGAGTACCCTAGGGTGGTGAAGGGACTCATGCAGCGTTTGGGTGTGGCCCAGTTTGACCCGGGTAGCACTCAGCCTGAGCGGCTCATGTTCTGGCCGTCTACCAGTGACCCGGCCACCTATGAGTACATGGATTTTGTGGGCGAATGGGCTACTGCTGATGGTTTGCTGCGTGAGTTTGGGGGCTTGGGGCCTGAGCCGCCCCACATGCCCGGCGCCAAGCGAGACCCCTACCAGCTGCCTGGTGTCCCTGGTGTGTTCAATCGCCTGTATGACATGGCTAAGGCGGTTGAGGTGTTTAGGCTGCCCTATGACCGTGTGGGTGAGAACCGCTGGCACTACAGTCCCTCTAGTAGTGAGGGTGGTGTGCTGGTGTACCCGGATGGGCGGGTCTACTCCAACCACGCGAGTGACCCAGCCTATGGTATGGCGCTATCAGTTTTTGACCTAGTAGCTATCCATACGTATGCGGCGGATGATGCTGGTGTGGCGCCGGGGTGTGCCCCTGCGGATCGTCCCTCGATCCAGCATGCGCTACGCGATTTCGCGGGGCGCCGTGAGATTGTGGAGGAGCTGGCGCGCGCTGATTTTGTGGGGGCCTCTGGTGAGGTGGAGCTGCCTGAGTGGCAGCTGGAGTTGACCCGCAGCCCCAAGACCGGCAGGGTGATCGATGACGTGCACAACTGGGACCTGCTACGTAAGCATGACCCGGTGTTGCGGTCCATGGCTAGGAACCTGATGACCCAGTGCATCACCACGCGTCAGGATCTACCCTGGCGGCGTATCACTCCGGGTAGGGATGACGCGATCACCATGGCGGATCGGGCTGAGATTAGCGCTCACCTGCAGCGCGCTTACGGCATGCCTCGCCCTGGCATGGACCTGCTCAACGGCATCCTGGAGGCTGAGGCGCAGCTGCGCCAGTATCATCCGGTGGAGGAGTACCTGGACTCGCTAGAGTGGGATGGGGTCTCGCGTGTTGAGACGTGTCTTCCTGGTGTGGATGACACCCCATACACCAGGCGTATTGCGCGGCTGTGTCTGGTGCAGGCTGTGGCCCGCATCTACGAGCCCGGCGTGAAAGTCGATAACTGCTTGATCCTGGTGGGTGGCCAGGGTCTGGGTAAAACCTGGTGGGTGGACAGGATGTCTAGGGGCTGGACCTGCTCCCTGGGACCAATCGGCGACAAGGACACTGTCATGGCTATGACGCGTAGCTGGATTGTCGTGGCTGATGAGGGCTTCGCCATGAAAAAAGCCGACAACGATGCTTTGAAACAGTTTATTACGCAACGGCAGGATGTTATCCGCCTGCCATACGATAGGCAGGAGACTACGCTGCTGCGTCGTAGTGTTATTTGGGGTACCACTAATGACCCAGTTTTCTTGCGGAGTCAGGAGGGTAATCGCCGTTTCCTGATTGTCCAGGTTGCCCGTAAGGCGGATTTTGATTTGTATACGGATGAGTATGTGGATCAATTATGGGCTGAGGCTGTGGCCCTGTATAGGGCTGGTGATCGGCTGTTCTTGGATGAGGCTGAGGAGGCTATGGCTGAGACTGTGCGCGCCGCCTCGACTGAGGAGGATAGCCTGACCGGGCTGATTCAAGCATATTTGGACACCCTGGTGCCCGAGGATTGGGACAGTTTACGCCCAGAATCTAAGCGGGCCTGGCTGATGGACGCTGAGCAGGGTAGAGTAGTGGGTACACACCAAATCAGAATGGTGTGCTCACTGGAAATTTGGGAGGTAGCCCTGGGTAACCGTCGGGGTGACCACTCTAGGACCGATATTCTGCAGATCACTAGTGCCCTTAAGGGGCTGCCTGGCTGGGAGGGTCCTGGCCCGCGTCCGTTGCGCACACCATTCTATGGTGTACAGCGCGTGTTTAGGCGTGTCAGCAATTGAAAGGAGAACAGAAATGCTGATCACTATTGCCATTACTATCGCGGAGGCTACTGAGGCGGAGGCGCAGCGCGTAGCCGCTACCCTGGCTAGTGTGCTAGCCCCTGCTAAGCCTGAGGCCAAGCCGGAGCCTAAGGCTGCTAAGCCTGCCGCTGCTGAGGCTCCTAAGGCTGCTAAGCCTGCCGCTGCTGAGGCTCCTAAGGCCGCTAAGCCTGCCGCTGCTGAGGCTCCTAAGGCCGCTAAGCCTGCCGCTGCTGAGGCTCCTAAGGCTGCTAAGCCTGCCGCTGCTGAGGCTCCTAAGGCCGCTAAGCCTGCCGCTGCTGAGGCTCCTAAGGCCGCTAAGCCGGATGTGGCTGGAGATGGCCCCACGGAGGAAGAGCTACTAGACCAGGCATCCCTGCACGCAGTGGCCCTCATGCAGGCTGGCATGACTGGATCCGTGCGTGAGGCTCTTACCGCTGTCGGAGCCCGCCGAGTATCCCAAATCAAGGGCGTAGACGCTCTCCAAAAATTCATTAGCCTCCTACCCGAGGCCCCCACCTCTGAGGATGCCTGATGCCTCCCCAAGATCACGCGCAATTGAGCCCTAGCGCTGCTGTACGCTGGCTGCAATGTCCTGTCAGTGTGCTGCTAGCTAATGAGGCTGGGCCTGAGGAAGCATCCCCACACGCCATGGAGGGGACCGCAGCTCACGCGCTCGCGGAAATAAAGGCCCGCTATGAGCTGATCGAGGGCGACGACGCCGCCCACAAGGTCGCCCTGGCCAGGTGGGACGCCGAGTACGGCTCCCAGTACGACAAGGCTGAGATGCTGCGGCATGTAGGCAAGTACGTTGACCAGGTGCGTGCAGCCCTGGACAGTCTGCCTCACTCTGTCCTGCTGCTGGAGCAGCGCATGGACACAGGTATCCCCGGCGTGTGGGGGACTGGTGACGCCGTCGTGGTGTCCCCTGAGGCTATCCATGTATTGGACCTGAAATACGGTAGGGGCGTCCCTGTAGACGCGGCCCGTAATCCTCAGCTGCGCCTATATGGTCTGGGTGCGCTGCGGTGCTTTGGGGACATCCTAGGAGATGTAGAGACCATCTCCATGAGCATTATCCAGCCTCGCCTAGGGAGTTTTTCTACTGAGACTCTCCCCGTGCGGGAGCTGGAAGCATGGCGTGAGGGTGTGGTCATGCCTGCGGTTGAGCGGATCGCGCAGGGCTCTACGGATGCATCCCCGAGTGAGGGGGTCTGCCGTTGGTGTCCAGTGGCGGGTGAGTGTCGCGCCCGCCGCGATCACCTGACAGGCCAGGATTTCCGGGAGCCGCCGTTGCTGGATGACGCTGAGCTGGCCGCCGAGGTGGCTAGGGTCTCCCAGCTGCGCTCATGGTGTGACGCCGTCGAGAAGAGGGCCTTCACACGCGTGTATGAGGAAGGTAGGGAACTGCCGGGACTCAAGGTAGTGCGGGGCCGTGGCAGGCGGGTAATCACGGATCAGCCTGCCGCCATCCAGACCCTAATCGATCACGGCTACGGCGCGGAGCAGGTGGCAGACTTTAAGGTGAAGCCCCTGGGTCAGCTAGAGAAATTGGTAGGTAAAAAAGACCTGCCGGGGATCATTGGGGCCTATATGGAACGTCGCGAGGGTCCGCTGTCTCTGGTGGGGGCTGATGACCCCCGACCTAGTGTCACCCGTGAATCTTCGGCGGCTGAAGATTTTGGGTAGCGCTATCCCCGTTTGGCGTGGTACTATCTTATTGCCGCGCCAAGCGGCCTAACTAACCGATCACCGATAAACCGATAAACTGAGGAGAAATAGGAAATGGCTAACCTACGCAAGGTTGTCACCGACAAGGCTGAGGGTATCCGTCTAGGGTATGTGCACCTGGTTGAGCCCTACGCGTCGTCCCCCGATCAGGAGCCCAAATACTCCTGCATGCTGATCATCCCCAAGACTGCGGAGCGTACGTTGCGGGCTATTCGCGCAGCCCAGCAGGCCGCGATTGAGGAGCAGAAGTCCAAGTTTGGTGGGGTTGTTCCGCGTAACTTGCGTTACACGCTGCGTGATGGGGACGTGGACGCGGACCTGGATCGCAACCCTGAGTTGCGTGGCTGTTACTTCATGAACGTATCCTCCACTCGCCGTCCGGGTGTGGTGGACCGGAACCTGCACCCGATCATGGACGCTAGCGAGATTTACTCTGGCATGGTGGCGCGTGTGTCTATCTCTGCCTACTGCTACAACTCTAGCGGTAACCGTGGCGTGACTTTTGGGCTGGAGAATGTGCAGAAGCTGGCTGACGGTGAGCTGTTGGGTGGTGGTGCGGCGCGGCCTGAGGATGATTTTGAGGCGCTGGATGATGATCCTCAGGACCCGTATGACGTGCTCTGAGTAGAGCAGCAATAAAAGGTTGATCCCCTACTGTGATGTACACGGTAGGGGATCAACCTTTGTTTTGTGGGTAGCGCTTTTAGTTTGTATGCGTTATACTGTTTTTGTTGTTGAACCGAAAGGAAAAACCCCATGCCTATCTACCATGGCACATGGTCAGGCTACACGCGCGGCTGCCGTTGCCAGAAATGCCGTGCACAGGGAGCCGAGCGTAGGCGAGACCGCCTACCCCAGCTACGCGAGTATCTCGCCGCTAACCGCGAGCGCCTAGCCCGTGAGCAGGCCGTCTCTAAAGAGACTGCTGTGCGTAACAGTCGTCCCTGGGAGCCCTGGGAGGATGAGATTGCCGGTGACTACTCACGTACCGTGCCAGACATTGCCCGGCAGTTGCAGCGGTCCGTATCGGCGGTGCGTAACCGGCGTCGCACCGCGCGGCTGCGTGAGCGCTGGTACGCTAGCCATGTCCTGGATCTACCTGAGGTAGGTGCGGAGCAGTGAAGCAGCGTCGCATGGATTGGGGCGTGTTCGCAGCCGTCCTCACTGCCCTACTGTCTCTACTGTGTGCGCTCGCGGGCATGGCGGCCCTACCCAGGGCACCCTGGCCGGTCACCGCGCCCAGCGTCCTGGTTTTCACTGTATCCACCCTGGTTTGGTGCTACCTGCGTGACCCTCAGGACGGAGGTCACCAGTGAAGCGCCTATACATTGATATCGAGACCTACAGCCCTGTAGACATCAAACGGGGCGTCTACAAATACAGCGAGGACCCGGCATTTACTGTGCTTATGGCTGCGTGGGCTCTAGATGACGGGCCTATCCAGGTTGCGGTCGGTGAGGATGAGATCCGGCGTATTCCTGGGCTTTTCGCCCCAATTGACAGCGAGGACGTGGAGCGAGTCGCGCACAACGCACAATTTGAGCGTGTGTGCCTTTCTCGCCTGGGCGGTCTACCGGTGGGTGAGTACCTGCCAGCTAGTGAATGGCTTGACACTATGGCGTGTATGGCTGAGTGGGGCTACCCGCAGAGCCTGAAAAGCGGCGCGCAGGCGCTGGGGGCTGCCCCCAAGGATGAAGCTGGTACGCGCCTGATCAGGCTTTTTTGCTCGCCTGATAGGCGAGGCGCACGGAAGCTACCCGCCGACCACCCTGACCAGTGGGACGAGTTTGTGCGCTACTGTGTTCAGGATGTGGAGACTATGCGGGACATGCTACACCGCCTGGAGGCCCAGTATGGGGCTTGGCCTACCAGTATGGAGCGCCGTATCTACGACGCCGACCAGCGCGTCAACGACGCCGGGATTAGGGTGGACCTGGCTTTGGCGAGGGCGGCTATAGACGCCGCTGATAGGGGCTATGAGCGTGACACGCACCAGGCGCAGCAGCTGACCGGGCTGGCTAATCCTCGCTCTGTCCAGCAGCTGCTCGCCTGGCTGGGTGGGGCACTGCCTGACCTGCGGGCAGAGACAGTGCGGGATGCCCTGGACGGGGATAGCCTCACCCCCGTCCAGCGTCAGGTGCTGGAGCTGCGCCAGTCAATGTCCCTGACGGCGCATAAAAAATTTGGGGTGGCCCTAGAGGCCGCCTCACCGGATGGCCGCCTGCGGGGTGGTTTCCGGTTTTTCAGTGCACACACAGGCAGGTGGGCTGGACGCGGCCTACAGATGCAGAATCTGCCTCGTGATGGTTTTGACAGTGAGGCCCAGCAAAACGCGGCTATCGCGGACACGCTTTTGGGCGCGGATATTGACCCACACACGCTGAAATCCCTGGTGCGGCCGCTAATGGTGGGGCCGTTCACGGTGTGTGACTATAGTGCTATTGAGGCGCGCGTAGTCGCGTGGCTCGCAGGCGAGGATTGGGCGCTAGAAGCGTTCGCGGCTGGCCGTGATATTTATGTGGAGACCGCCCGGCGCATGGGTGGGGGCATGACCCGCCGTGAAGGCAAAATCGCGGTGCTAGCCCTGGGCTACGGTGGCGGCATTGGTAGCCTCAAGGCCATGGGTGGCGAGCGCCTAGGCAGTGACCAGCTGTTGCAGCAGATTGTTGACCAGTGGAGGGGCGCCAACCAACGCATTGTAGCCCTATGGGGTTTGCTGGAGCGTGCTTTCCTGTATGGGGGTATGGTGGGTGACCGCCTGTGGGTGGAGGCTCGCGGCGAGGATAGGCTGGTATGGCTGCCCAGTGGTAGGCCGCTGGTGTATCACGGCGTAAGAGCCTCCCGGGTAGGTGGCCGTCAGCGCTTGTCTTTTGTGGAGGCTAAGAGCGGCGCTCGCAGGGATACCTATGGGGGCCGTTTGGCTGAGAATGCGACGCAGGCGGTTGCGCGTGATGTGTTGGGTGAAGCGCTGGTGCGTCTGGATAATGCTGGTGCGCGCGTGGTGGGTCACGTGCATGATGAGGTGCTGGTTGAGGGTGCTGACTCTGGCTCTGTGGATTGGGTTAGGGGCATTATGACGCGTGAGCCTGTGTGGGGTGAGGGTTTGCCGTTGGATGCGGCTGGGTATGTGTGTGGTAGGTACCGTAAGGAATAGGCGTGATTGAGCACACAGTATCTTGTGTAGCGCTTTCTAAAACATATGCGCTATACTAATTACGTCGCTAAGAAACGGCGACCACCACAACAACCCGAAAGGACAACACCAAGTGGGCTCTGAGCGACAGTGACCCTGATGCTCCACCTGTGGAGCCTGGTGCGCAGCTTGTTTTGTCCCAGCGCTCTGATAGGGCTGAGGATCACTTGCGGGAGTTGTTTCCGTCGATCCGGGAGGCTCCGGCCATTCTGCAGCACGCGGCAGGTAAATTGCTCGGCTCTACTGACGGGTATGTGAGTGATCTAGGATCACCTACTACGCGGCTTGAGCATCAGCAGCGTGCTATCGAGTCTGAATAAGCCTATGACCCCCATCCACTAAATCTAGCGGATGGGGGTCATAGCTTTTATAGGTGTGTGGTGGGTACTGTAAACGGTATAGTGAGCTACTGCACAGTATTTGAGTATAGCGCTTTTGAATCTGTGTACGCTATACTATTTATGCCGTCAAGGAAAACAGCGACCACACCGCAACAACCCGAAAGGACAACCCCAATGAACATCAAGTCCAGCTACCGCCCCACCGCAGCCCGCACCAGCAAGCCGGTCAAGAAGTTCACCACCTTCCGCCACAGCAGCGAGCTCAACCCCAAGGCTTTCAAGGCTGAGGCCATTGTGTGGACCAGCGGTGGCCGTGAAATCCAGATCATCAGCCAGTCAGACAAGGACATGATCGCTACAGCCCTGGTGCAGCTGGTAGCTCGGCACGTACCCGCTGCCATCACCGTAGAGCAGGCCCTGCCCCTGATCCACGACGTGTACAGCGTCTACGAGCCCACCTGGGGGCACGAGCACGACGAGGCCGACCGTGGCTTCCACGCTGGCCACCTCTACTGCCGCCTCACCCTGCAGGAGCTGGCAGACCTGGTGCGCACCGCCGTGCCGGACGCGCCCATCCTGCTCCCCCGCCGCCACCAGGTCGGTAGCTGGATGCCCGCCTGGTAAACAAAAAAAACTAGTCCCCGTGACTCACTAGATTGGTGGGTCACGGGGACACTGATAGCGCCAGTCGGCTAGCTGAGCAGCCGCTTGATACCATCCGCAATGGCATCCGCGAACACGTCGCGGGGCGCCCCGATAGGGTGAATCATGTCTGGCCTGCCGCCTACCGGGTTACAAGTGGTGGTGCTGTCCATGAATTTAGCAGTGTATCCGTCACCACGGAGTCCGAACCATTCAGGGGAGAAGGCCCGGAAGTCGACCCAAGTGTTATATAGTGTGTCGTCGGCTTTGAGCTGTGCGTCTACGTCAAGGATGCGCTTGTTTAGCTCAACGTTTTCTTGAGCCGTGGCCTTGTCGCCGCGCGGGATAGTGCCACACAACACTACATAATCCCATTTTTGAGAGGCGCGGCGGGCGGCAATATAGGCTTTAGCGTCGGCCACGGTTTTAGCGACGCTAGCGCCCTCAACGAAAATAGAGTTAGTTGTCTCGCCGGTCACCAGGATATTCTTTTTGCCCGCCCGCCAGAGCCCCTGCACGTCGCTAGCGTTTTTGGTCATGTCAGCCCATGTTTGTCCGGGGATAGCGCAGTTGCCGACGTTAGCGCCGGTAGACTGGATCAGGTTTTTAAAACCAGCTACATCTTGAATGCCGGGCGCAACCCAGCGGGCGAAAAGTGAATTGGCGTCCACCACTATATTGGTGGTCTCGTCAAACCCAGCTGACCTGGCAGGGCCATTGGTTTTGTTGGCTAGCCCTGCCAGGATCATTGCTAGTAGTTCATATCCGCCAGCCATTAGGCAAACTCTCCCGTGCCGCGCCAGTTCTTCACAGTGAAGTTGTATTGAGAATCGATGCGGGCATAAATAGTTTTTTCTTCATGCCCGAAAGGCCGTGGCTGTAGCGTGCCTAGCATTACCCAGGTTTCTTTACCTACTGGCTTTAGGTAGGCAGTACAGTTAGTGCCGTCATATTTGAAGCGTAGAGAGTCGCCAGACTGAGCCGTAATGTTGGTGTTAACGTTCGGAACGCCGTTGCCTGAAAACTCGTAAACCATGTTTGGGTTAGCGCCGATTGAAACCAGCTTCTCATTGTAGGGTGCGCCATACAAGCCGAAACTAGAGCGGGGCGTGTCACTCTCGATAGTGGCCTCAATAACAATGGGCTTGCCCAGATTTAGTTCTGTGCGCCCAACCTGCGAGAGCGGGCCATTCTTAACCTTAGCCTTCTCTGTTTCCGTCGCTTCCTCAGCATAGTTCCAAAAATCGGAATTGCCGCGCTTAGAGTTAGGCAACACTGATTGTACATTGTGCGTAACCTTGATTGTGAAACCATCAGCGCTAGAGCCCGTGACGCTGTTCACAAGTGCCAGATAGTTTGTGCCACCATACGCCCAGCCATTGTCAATAAATTTAGGGATAACCGACTTCATGGGCGGCAGGGTTGCTAGCAGTTCGCCGATAGTGTCCAAGTCGCCTGCTGAGTATCCCTGCCAGCCGGACCCGGTCTTAATAAACACCAAATAGACCACTGAACCAACGTTGCTGGTTAGCTCAGGCGGGGCCGGAACCCAAGTAATGTTATCGGGGTGGGTTAGGTCAACAATACCCGGCTTAGACTTGGTTAGGATCACGGTTTGCACATTAGCGGCGGGCGCAAGGGAATACGTGTGGGTGTCGCTAATGTCGATCGTCTGTTCATTGCTACCCATAGCCCCCGATTTGAGAGCGTCCAGCTTCCGGTTAAGTTCGTCCAGCTGTTCCTTGGTCAGCGAACCGGGGTCACCCTTGGGTCCGGGTAAGCCCTGTTCACCCTGCGCGCCCTGTGGGCCTTGCGGGCCAGGGTCACCTTTAGGGCCACGTTCGCCAGGGTCACCCTTAGGACCCGGCGCACCACTGCCAGACGTGGGAATAGAGTTGCGCACAGCGACAATGTCTTCAGCGTTTTTCCTGGCCAGGGCCTCAACCTCGCTAACCTTGCTCAAAGCTGAGTCCGCCTTACCTGAAACGGTTTCTACTGTTCCAGCCAGGGTGTCCACCTTGGCGCTAGCTTGTTCGGCTTTGCTAGACGCGGTTTCAGCCTTGCTGGTAGCCGTGGTTACCGCCTGGTTGAGGGCAGGTAGCTGCGAGGTTACGTTGTCCAGGGCGGTGAGCTGATCCTTGGTCAGCGCGCTAGCACCGCCCTGCCCACCGGGCGCGACTTGCGCCCCAGTGTTTGAGTTGGAGCCAGGCTCCGGAGGCACGGACGGAGACAGGCCCACAATTTCAGCCAGAGTAACCACCTGGCCATCTGTTAGGGTGATCGGGTGGTTGGCGATAGTGCGGGAGGGAGTATCCACCTGCACCTGATACCTGCCCGCATCCACCAGGACAGAAATCGGACCACGAGCGCTAGCCGCGACAACCCCACCAGTGACCACAGAGCCCTCAGAGCCCCGAACGGGGTCCGGGATAGGTTTCAGGGTGACAGTCGCCGGGACTATCCCACCACTAGGGCCACGAACCAGGCCCTTAATCTCGGCTGACATTAGAATTCCTCCTCGCCCTTTATGGTGGTTAGTATGTTGCGTAGCCGCTCGTGCTCAGCGCTCGCGGTCTCTTGGATGTCGCGCATGTCCCGATCCTGCCGGTCGGTGATCTGGTCCAGCACCCGGCCATGGGCGGCGAGCACCTGACCATGCGCGTCCAGGGCTGCCCGCACAGCCGCCTGCCCATCCTCGATACGCCTGACCGCGTCTTTGATGCTGCCCCCGTGGTTTGGCGTCACCTCATGATGCACCTCAGCCAGCGAGGACTCTAGGGTGTCTAGCCGGTCATCGATTTTCCCGGCGATAGCTTCTAGCGTAGCCGAGGTTTCGGCCTGTTCCCGCTCAGCGCGGGCCTTGCCTACCTGTTCACGGGTGAGCAGGGTTTCCGCCTTGGCCTTTTCACGCCCCCACTTGATACCGGCCAGGACGGACACAGCCGTAACCAGGCCGCCGAGTGCTACCCCGGCGGCGCTGATTATGGCTACGACCTCGCTGGGAGTCACTCGGCGGGCTCCTGAGAGCCACGTACCCCATAGACCGGTGACTCGTAGATCCCACCGGTGTGGGTGGCTGCCAGCACTAGGGCGAATAGACCCAGGGCCTTGTCTGCCACATCCAGCCATTGGGTGGACTGCTCAGGCGTGACCATGCCATAGGCCATACCCAGACCCAGCAGGGCGGCCACAATGCCATAAATGGCTTTGCGGCGGGGCGGGGTCAGAGCCGCCCATTTGGTGCGGTCAGTGGTGAGCGCGTGCTTGGGGATAGTCATTTTTACCAGCCTCCGTTCAGTAGTCGGGTTTGCATAGCCCTGATAGTTGCGGACGGCGCGTCCAGGTGACCATCACCCTCCAGACCATAGCGGGCAGAGAGCGCGTTCACCGTGGCCGGCCCCATGATGCCGTCAGCCTCTACACACAGGGCGGCCTGCATGGCAGCGATCAGTTGAGATCCCCGGGCCCACGCGTCCGCCACGAATTCCCAGCCGCCCGTGCAGCCAGCCAGATAGCCACGGTTACCAGCCGCCTGGGAGGAGACCTCGCCATCCACAGTGGTACCCAGTACACCCTGCAGCATACGGGTAGTCTGCTCACCCCAATAGCCGTCAACGCTAGGCTGCACGGCAGGCTGGGGAGTGACGCTGCCGCCCTTCAGAGCTGCAATGGTCTGGGGGCCGGGGATACCGTCAACGGTTAGACCGCCATGGTCAGCCTGGAAGGTCTTGATAGCGTTGAAAGTGATCTCGCCCAAAACGCCGTCCGCGCCGTCCGCGCCCAGATTGTACCCCTTGACTAGCAGCAGGTTCTGCACATTGCGGACATAGTCCCCGCTGTAGCCATTGGGGTTGTAGACGCTGCCGCCCCCATAGGTAGACACAGTGCTAGTGTCGCCACCCACATACCGCAGCACGCAGTCCCACGGGTAATCGTAGTAGGGGCGGACGTTGGTTTCGTCAGCCTGATCACCAGACTGACCCCCGGCAATGTCGCCGCGCTCGTCGATACTGGCTTGTGCTACCAACCCATCACCCAGGTAGCAGGCCACGTGGTTGGCGTGGCTGAGTAGAATATCGCCGCGCTGCTTGTCCACGCCAGGGTCTAACATCTCCCAGCCGTGTGCGGTTAGGTTACTGGCCATATTACCGGTGTAGGTTGCGTTACCAGTGTCAAAACCGCACTTGTCCAGCACACCAATAATTAGGGCTGAACAGTCAGTTTCGCCGCCGGCCCTCAAATCCCAGCGGTTGGCCTGATCGTAGCCCAAATCGCCATACCTGCACCACCACTCCATCGCTTTAGCAAATTCTTCAACACTTGGCATAGCAACTCCTCACTACTCTCAGCGCCATTTAAGGCTATCTTAGGCTTTAATTATATAGCCTATCGAGTAGAAGGGCGGGAGGTTGTTGTGTGGCTTACCGCTGCCTTTGGATTTAGCCTCCAGCCAGCCAGGTGCTTTCGCGTCATAGGAGGAAACGCTAGTCCAGCCAGAGCCAGCCCCCAGATTAGTAGCAAAAATGCCCACACCTTGCTCCCATGCACCCGGCAGGCCGCGCCCAATCACCGGGTGTGCGTGGGCGGGCATCTCCGCCTCAGTCAGCGTATGGGACTCCTCCCCACCAGTCTGCGCTCGCGGATGAGAGGCCGATGTACCCATCAGGAAACGACCGCGCAGGTCGGGCACGGTGAAACTCGCGGCGGCCACCCCCAGGACAGCCGCGAGCGCAGGATAACGAGACGCCTGATAGGTCGCGCCGTCACACATCAACCACCCGGCGGGAGCCGTCACACCAGCATAGGCAACCACAGCCCCCACCGGCGCGGTGCTGCCACCGTCACCAGTCTGCGCGTCCCGCGCCGTGCCCAGCAGGTAGAGGCGACGGTTAACGCTCACCGTCCACACACGCGCGGCGGGCTTCAGGTCACCTGCGAAATTAGTAGGGTCCGCAGCCAGCGGAGCCGTGTCCCCATCCAGCTGGATGCGCAGCGGGCTGAGGCTGGCGACGGTAGCCCACCTAAAAACCGGGAGCAGATCCAGACGCTGCCGCATACCCGCGAGCACATCCACCAAATAATCCAGACTAGTCACAGGTCAGTCACCTCCAAAAGCTTAGTTTTCACTAGGGCGGTAGGGTCTAGCGCGTAGCTGATCTCCCTCACCACGCCACGCGTAGACAGCCCCTGAGACAAAAAGCCCGCCACAGAATTGGGCTGCAATGGGATTGGCATGTGTTGGATCGTGATAGAAGCGGAGGGTGTAGACACCTCAATCAGGCGTCGGCGCGCCTGGGAGCTGATCGACTCCTGATTAGCCGCCTCCACGCCGGTCTGAGTCTCTGTCACCCACCGCCCACGCGACGGGTAAGAATAGGGGCTGCTGGGATCCTCATTCATGGCTACCCCGACCAGGGCGGGCTTGTCCTGGCTCCCCTCAGACACCAAAACGATCTTATTGGGGACGCTGGCTGCGTCCAGCTCATACTCCCACTCAGGCAGGTGAATCGCGCGAGCGCCCTCACGAAAATCATAGGCCACGCCTCTAGCGGCGGGCCTCACGTAGGGATCCAGGTGAATGGCCCCAGTCCCGTCAGGGTGTGCAGCCCAATAACCCGCCGCCGCCAACAAGTCATTGGCTATGGTGAGTTTGGATTTGCCCGGGTCATAAACTATGTCTCCGCTAGCCTGAGCGGCGCTAGGCGTGACAGACAGAGTATTTAGGCCTGTCTCGCGCAGGATCGAGGCCGCCATGTTCACCAGGTTGGAGCCAGCTTTGACAGTGTATGTACGCTCCACACAGTCAGCGTCCGGGAGGGCCAGGAGGGAGGATAGCTCTACACTCCATGTGGAGCCAGCCTCCGTATAGGTGCGTGTGGGCGCGGACAGGGTAAAAACACCCAACCCCCACGCAGGCGCACCGCTGGGCGCGTACTCGATGCGTACCCTGTTTTTCGCCCACTCTATACCATCATCTGTAGAGGCCAGATCTATAGAGCCTGAGGCGCGTAGCCGGGATGAGCCGCTTAGGGTTATGGTGCCGCCGGTGACGTTGGTGAGGGGGCGGAGCTCGCGGCCCTCCCAATCCAGCAGAGTGTAAATAAACTCCGCCTGCCTGTGTCGATCTAAACCAGGTAGAGTCACTGATCCACCTCCTCAACGTTTAGCTTGACGGACCATTTTCCGGAAAGTGCCCGGTCTAGATCCATGCTGGTCAGAGAGCAGTAGACCCTGCGCCCCATGGGGTCACGGTAAATAAAGGGCGCGGGCAAATAAGAAAGCGTCTCGATACGCTGTAGGAGCTCCCAGTCATCATCAAACAAAGTGGCTGACAAGCTAAGGGACTTTTCGCGGTGGTAGCCGCTCATCTCCACAGCCCCCGCGCGCCCCGCAAACCTGTACAGTTTACGGTTGGCTAGGCCGGTCTTGCATGAGTGGATAGGGTCCCACCTAAGCGGAACAGTGACGCCAAAATTCTCTCCACCACCCAGCCACATAGCCCACGACTCAACCGTCAAACTAGCCGTGGCTGACGCCGTCGAAGGCAAGTCAGAGACAGCAGAGACACGGTACTGCACATCCCCATGGGAGGTGGACTCATAGTCCAGGAGCGTACCCCCCACGGCCAGGTCATCAGTCAGTGCCTGCCAAGTCACGCCGTTGTCGTCGCTACGCTCTACACGGTTGCGTACAGCGGCTGGTTTACCCGCCGCCGGTGCAGGATTATCCACCCGCACCCGCACACAACCCCTTACGTCATCCCACTCCAAAAACACAGCCGGGACAGGCGGTTTCTCATAAACCACGTTGAAAGTCTGGGTGACCGGCCACGACGCCAAACCGTGCCCGCTAAACGCCGTGACAGTCACCTGGTAGGTGAGACCATCCCCCAAATACGTGGCCAGAGGCACGCGCAGGATAGAGCCAGACACCTCCCGCGACTCAACAATCACCCCATCCAAGGACAAATCCACGCGGGCACGCGCCTGCAACGCACCACCACCCGTAGCATATGACCAGCGCACCTCAACAGATGAAGCCCTAACCTCACCACCAGGGGCCTGCACCGACACCAGCGGCCTAGGCTCCACATAAAACACAGCATGCCGAGACTCCGGCGACTCCGCAGCATGCAAACCCCACGTGGACACCCAGTACTCGTACTCCCCCGCTGGTAGGTCCAGGCTGAGTGACTGGGCTGAGTCTCTCCGATCCACCACCATGGGCGCCACACCAGAGCCGCTCTTCACATAGCGCAAGCTAAAGCGCGTCTGTGGGCTAGCATCCGTCGCGTTATGCCGCCACGCTAGCGTGACTGACTCATCCGCAGGAAAATAGGTCCCATCCACCAAGAGACTGGGAGCATCAGGCCTCGCCAGCAGCTGCACCACGTTAGACGGCGCTGACTTGGGGGACTCTAGGTCACCCGCCACACACACCACACGATACTGGTGAGTGACATCCAGGCGGGGCGAAGCCTGCACCCACCGTGTGACGCCCGCAGCTGCCGCCACCGACGCCACACGGGTATCACCGTCATACACATCCCACCTAGTAGGCGTATACGGTGCCTTGCTCTCCCACGACACCACGATATCGCCGCTAACATCCTTAACCGCCGCCACGTTAACCGGCGCAGGCGGAGTCGTATACACGGCACCCGAAGACACATAGGCCGACCCACCCGACGAGTTGACCGCCTTCACACGGTACACGTATTTATGGCCAGCACCGACAAAATTCGTAAACCGGGTAGAGGAGCCAGGCACCGAGGCCGACAGGGCCCAGGCCCCAGCATCATCCGTGCGCCGCTCCACAATATAGGAGACCACAGGGCGCGCAGCGGACACGGCGGGAGCCACCCACGCCACAGACACCTGCTCATCATTCACGCGGGTAGCCGACACGCTAGACGGGGCCCCCGGGACCTGGACAGGCCGGGCAGGCAGCGTCAAATAGTTTTCGACCGACGGGGCGCCGCCATTCCAGATCGGACCGAGCTTGGCACCAATACCAACCCTAGTAGTGGCGCCGTACTTCAACGGCACATTGAAAGTCCGTTTGGACAATTGCTTGTAAACGGTAGCGCCGTAGCCCGAGGAGAAACTAAACGCCTCTGAGCCCTCACCAGAGTATCCCCACCACGACCAGCGGGAACTAAAATTGTGTCCGTACCCGTCAGAACTGGCCGTAACCGTAGCAGTCACAGCCACAGAGCCACTAGCCGGATTACCCGACCACTCCAAGTTAATCCCAATGAGCATGTAGCCAGACGAAGCTGACCAGACTGTAGCCATTGTGTGTGTCCTCCCTTAGATGCTAGTGCCTAGCATATCGCGCACACGGCCACGCGAGGCGGGCACCAAGGCACCATCCACCGTGTCACGAGCGACCACGCGCATACGGGCCATCAGCTGGCCGTCCTCATCCACCACAACTAGTGTCTCCGGGGATGCGGCCTGCGCGCCGTGAGCACGCAGCGCATCCCACTGAGCAGACGTAAACACCGGCTCAGGCCGACTGGTCTTATTCACCACGGTGGTCACACCCGGCTGCAAGAAGCCACCATTATCAAATTTGTACACACCGGCGGTGGGGCTACCCCAGATTCCGGTTTCACGCACAAACGCACCGGGCTTGGGCGCCTCCACCATGCGGCCACCACCAGACGCGATAGCCACATGCCAAGCCGGAGAACCCCAAAACAGAAGGTTACCCGGTACGTTGGCGTTACCGGCGCTCGCACCAGACTGATACCCGGCAGCTGTCAAGCGCGGGATTTTAGAACCCATCTGGTGGGCAGCCCAATACACCAGACCCGAACAATCCAGGCCAGGCGGGATAGAGGAGCCACCCCACACATACGGCACACCAATAGCTTTACGTGCCGCGTTCACAATGCCGGTGGCGCCCATGGTCTTGGTTTTACCCGACAACCAATCCGCAAAGCCATCAACCCATTTAATAGGCAGGGCCTTCATGGAGTCGTGGATAATACCCGACCCAGGCAGGTTAGACAGCAACGCGTTGACCGGGGCCTTAATCATCTTTGCCACCGCACCAACAGGGTCAGCGATTAGCTTACCCACCGTGTCAGCCGCGCCTTTAACCCAGTCCCAACCGCGCTTGGCAGCACCCCAGATGCCACCGTCAGCATAGGCAGCAAACCTAACCCCAGTATCCCCACCAGGAATATAGGTTGCGTGAGAGCGGGCAGCAGCGTTCATGCGGGCTACGGCCTCAGGGCCTCCCACGGCGCGCACCCACTCGGGGCGCATAATAGCCTCGCCACCAGACAGGGCGAGCGCACCTCCACCATCAGGGGAGAAGAAATGGTAAATGTCTCGGCCTGGAGTGTATCCGGGAAGAACACCACCAGACGCATAGCCCGCGATACCTGACACGGCAGGCAGACGCAAAGACAAGCCCAGCTTTTCAGCCATAGAATCAGCCGTCTTTTTAATACCCTGCGTATAAACAGTATTAATAACAAAATTAACAGGCTTAGCAACAACGCCCTTAACGCCATTCCAAATGGTCTCAAGGCCAGACTTCATAGTGGTAAAAGCGCTTTTAACCCCATTAGCAACAGACGTCATAGACGACTGGACCGTAGAGGTCATCCACGAAACAACGGAACTAATCGTGGATTTAACGCCATTCCAAACAGAGGAGATAGCCGACCCGAACGCACGCGCGCTCGCGGTTATGGTATTCCAGGTAGCGGTTAGGACTGGCTGCACATAGGTCTGGAACCAAGACACCACCGTGGAGGCAGCGAGCTTAATACCGTCCCATACGGACCTAATGCCAGACAATAAAAGATCTGCACCTGCCTTAATGCCATTCCATACGGCACCTAGAACTGGTTGCGCATAAGACTGGAACCAGCCAACCACAGTAGAGGCAGCGGCCTTAATACCGCCCCAGGCAGCCTGAATACCAGACCACAGAAGATCAGCACCAGCCTTAATACCATTCCAGGCTGCAGCCAACGCAGGCACAATATAAGACGTAACCCAGTCAGATACCGTCTGAATAGCGGCTTTAATACCATCCCAGGCTTGCTGCATGTACCCCCACAGCACCTGGGCACCAGCCTTGATACCATCCCAGGCCCGCTGAATATACGGCCACACATAGGTAAGAATAAAATCAGCAATACCTTGAAGAACGGCCTTAAATGCTTCAATATAAACCGCGATTGCGGTGACTACCACCCAAACCGCAAATTTAATACCCTCCCAGACCGCCTCAAATACCGGCAACAAATATGTCTGGAACCAGTCAACCACCACGCCAATAACGGCCTGGATACCGGACCAGGCGGCCTCAATAATCCCCCGGAAGGTCTCAGACTTGTTGTATGCCAAAACCAGGGCGGCAACCAGGGCAGCAATAGCAACCACAATAAGGCTAATGGGGTTAGCGTTGAGGGCGGCATTTAAGAGCCATTGGGCGGCAGTATATGCACCCGTAGCCACACGGCTAGCCACCAGCACTGATTTTTGAGCCACCCACGCAGCCGTGGTACGCACAATCTGCGCTGTCTGCTGTACAAGAGATCGCAAAAAATCACCCGCCAGCATCGCCTTAAGCGCGATCGTTTCGGCTAGGTCCTGGGCTTTAGCGATTTTAGACGCCACAAAAGCCCGCGTATTAGCAATAACCTGCGTGGTAAAAGCAACCAGAGAAATACCTGCTGTAATGGTTTTCCAGGCGATAAGCCCACCAACCACAGCCTCAAGGACAGTTTTATTTTGGACTAGACTACCGAAAAACCCGCCCAGAGTAGACCAAAAAGATGAATTAACAACACTAGACAGGAAATCCTTAACACCCGGGATAACGTCGCTTTGTAAGTATTTCCAGGTGTCAATAATCTTGTCACGGGTATCAAGAATAAAGTCTACGAGGCCTGAGTCCTCCTTGACACCAAAGAAATTCCCGTCAAAATCACCATTAACAGCCAGATTAAAGAAGGACCTAACACCAGGAATAAGAGTACCAGTAACCCAGTTATATAGACTCTCACCGGTATTACGAATATTAGTGAGAGCAGTAATAACCGCAGAATCAGACGCCAGGCCAAACAGGTTACCGTCATAGCCCTTACCCGAAATCAAATTCCACAAGCTTTGCAGGGCAGGCATAAGATCAGTGTTAATGTAGCCGAAAGCTTTTGATGCGCCGTCAGCGGCGACACCCATAAAATCAGTGATCGCAGGCTTTAGCTTGTCGACAATATCCATGCCACCTGTGACCAGAGCCGCCTGAAGATTACCCCAAGCGCCCTCAATAGTACTAGTGGACGTGGCGGCCTGACGCGCCACATCGGTAAAGCCAAGGTCAAGAATAGCCTTATTAAATTCATCGGCTGTGATCTCACCCTTGGCCATGGCGTCACGGAAATTACCCGTATAGGCGCTATTTTTTAGCAGGGCCTCCTGGATTTTACCGGACGCACCTGGAATAGCATCCGCAAGCTGGTTCCAGTTTTCCGTGGTGAGTTTACCCTGGCCAGCCGTCTGGGTAAGCACCATACCCACCGACTTAAAAGTTTCAGCATTACCGCCAGCAACCGCATTAAGATTACCCGCAGCCTCCGCTAATTGGTCGTAGCCTTTAACACCATTAGCCGCCAACTGGGCAGTGATATTTTGAATATCGCTTAATTCATAAACGGTATCGTCGGCGTATTTTTTAGTGCTTTTAGTTAGCGCATCAATCTGACCTTTTGCGACACCAGCAAAAGACAGGGTATTGCGGAACTTATCGGTGGCGTCTGAGGCGGCTATGGCCTCACGGGCCACACCCGCAAAACCCAGGGCCGCGCCAACCGCACCCATAGCCCCCAAAGCCAGGGCGCCGGCCTTAGCGGCACGCTGAAACGCGCCACCAAGGCCGGTAGTAATCTTTTTCTCCGCAGGGCGAGTATCAGTGTCCCCCAGCTCCCTGCGGATAGCCTCATTCAGGCCCTTCATGGAGGGTGAAATCTGGATCCACGCGGTCCCCAGGTTAAAGCCATTTTCTGCCATACCCACCCTCCATTATTTGTGAGCCGCAATCCACCTACGAGCACGTTCCTCACGGGCCTGGCGTTTCGCCTCAGCCTCCTCAAACCAACCCGGGGGCGGGGGCTTGACAGGCTTGGGGACGCTACTCTTTTTGCCACCCATTACACCAATTATAATCTGCTCCAACCGGTGTGTGGCGGCAAAAATCGCGCTGGTTTCGTCACTCCAAGATGCGTCCCCACCTAGACGGCGGTGTAGCCCAGAGCCTAGCGGTAGACCCTCAATCAGGACCGCCACGCGCCGTAGGGAGAGGCCCCCGGTGAAAACCTGGGTGAGGTCGAGGTGGTATATGGCCTGAAAATCAGCCTCCAGTAGCCCCCAGTATTCGTCTAGGTAGGCTGGGAGGCCGATTATTTTCCCTGCCCCAGGGTGGTGAAAACTTCCTGCACGAATTTGAGTACATTGGAGTAACGTAATTTGCCGGAGGGCTCACGCAGAGCATCCAATGCCGCCTCACGCTCATCCTCATCAGGGAACATGCAATCCAAAATCAAGGTGCAATCCCCCTTGTCCATAGCCGCGAGCGCGTCATAGTCATCCAGGTCGACGGGATCCACAGACAGCTGGACGCCCATCACCTCAATGTCACGGGGACCCTCGCCACGATCCTCACGAGACTGAGCCTCACGGCGAGCCAGCTCAGCCGACGACGGCGCACCAGTGTTGCGGTTACGGTTACGGTTACGGTTACGGTTACGGTTGTTGCGGTTGTTAGCCATTGGTCTGTCCTCCTAAAAGCGCCGCTCTCCAAAAGGTTGGTTACCGTCTGGGCTATCGGGAGAACAGCGGAAGCGATAGCCCAGACGGAGCTAAATTGGGTCAGGCGACAGCCAGGCCCGCCTCATCAGTCAGCAGGACGTAGCCGTCGAGCACTTCAAAGTTGCATTCATAAACGGTCAGCTCGCCGACTTTAAACTGGATGTCTGAGCGCTCACCCAGCTCAAGGCGTTTAAAAATGTAGCGGCGCTGCTTGCCGGTAGAAACATCAAACAAGTCAGCGATACCGCACATAGACTCAACCTTACGGGAAGTGCTTACCTCCATGCGGGTAATAGAGCCAGATCCCGCCGTAACCTTCTCCGTCTTAGTCACGCCCAGGTAAGACTTCACCTGGGCTAGCTTAGACTCAATAAGGTTGGCGGTAAAAGTCGTGGAAGAGTCAGACATGTAGGTGCGGGCCACTCCGTGACCCTGGTGGCCACGAATCTTATCCACAGAGTCAGACATGCCCAGGGTCAGGCCATCCTCATCCAGCCAGCCCACATCCTGCAGAGCCGCAGGGATAGGGGAGTCCAGGGCAGTGACACTAGACAGGTCCGTGCCAATCGGGCCCAGATAGAGCGTGTCCCGCTCCGATCCAGCCATAAACGCGTTATTAGCATCAACCTTAGCCATTTTCTTCAGCTCCTAATTTGATCGTGATTTGGTATGTGGCTGTGTAGCGGCGCATGTCGCTATCAGGGTCAGGCAGCTCAGCAGGGGCCGGTGACTGCACCACCCCCACAGGCCCCGGCGCACTAGGCAGAGCATGCAACGCATCCCCTACACGGCGGGCCAGCTCACCAGCCCACCAGCTAGTGGCCGCGTAACAGTCCACCGTGATCTGGGAAGTGTACAGGATGCGATTGTGCACGCCTACCCCACCGGTAGCCAGCACCAGCACATAGGGACGAGGATCCTGACTGGTAACCGGTCGGACACCCCCAACCGTGGTACCCTCCAACTCACCCTCCAGACCACGCAGCACACCCTCACCCGACAGGTAATCAATAACCAGCTTTTGTACGTCCGGTAGTGGATGCCTCATACATGACCACCTCCTACCGCACGCTCAAGCACATGATCACGCGCCTGCCTACGCCGCGCCTTAAAATTGTCAGGAAAAACATAGGCCCTGACGCGGTCTTTACCGTATTTGGTGGTGCTAGAGAAGCCCTCACCCGCGCGGGATGCCACGTCAGCCGCGCTCGCAGCCAGCATGTCATGCACCGCGCGACTCTTCAAAAGCCCCGCAGCCCCCGCACGACGAGGCTTGAATCTAACGTTCAAGGGGCGCCTCCCTCCTAATCCTCAAATAGATACCTAGCGGGTATCTAACCGGCTCACCCACCGGCACCCAAATATCATCACGCACCCGCAGATGATCACCCGGCAGAATATTCATGCTCACCGGCTGAGCATCATCCCAGTACAGCGTGGCCTCCTCATGAAGCGCATAATCCTCACCCGTACCATCCCCGGGCCGCGACTGACCCACGGCCACTAGAGCCGGTGGAAGCGGCAACTCAATAGGCCGCCGGGAACGGAAAGTAACACCCAGTGGGTCAGTCTTGGGGGACGCGCCCTGCAGGAGTGTGACAGGCTCCTGCCAGCCGGTCATACGAGTCACGCCACACCCCCAAACAAGGTGTTGGCACACCCAAAAAAAGATCCGCTAGCGCCGTTAATGTCATCCCGGTCTTGGCGGGTAAGAAACACCTCGCCAGACGGCGACGACCACTGGACTGATTGGGAGAACGGCCCAGTGGTCTGAGAAAACTGACTCACGTCACTAGCGATACCTGCGGGCCGTTTACGTAGTGCCCGGATCACGATACGGCACACCACGGAGGCGAGCACCGGCCAGGGCGCGGCCTCCCAGCCGGGGCACCGGTGCCGGATCAGCGAGCTAGCGTCAGATAGGAGTGTCTGAACCCGAACTGTAGTGTCGTCGCCGGTGAGCAGGTCCGCGTCCCCGGGGGACAGGCGGGCACGCAGCTCATCGACGGTAGCGAAAATCTCCAACTCAGACACCACTAGCTCCTAGGATTTCTTCTGCCCGGTACGGGGCTTAGCCTCATCCAGGGCGAGATCATCCAGGGCGAGATCATCCAGGGCGAGATCATCCAGGGTGGGGTCATCCAGGATCACAATATCCGCGCCAAAGCCGAGGCCACGCGAGGCATACTCACGGACCTCTTTCTCAAGGGCAAGGTGATTCACCTTAGCCTCGCCCCCCTTGAAGGTCACGCGGCCCGAAGGGAGCTGCAAAAGCAGCTCCGGATATTTAGGGGAACTAACACGCATGAAAACCAGCCTCAGGTTAGCTTCAACAGGCCGTGGTGGGACTCGCAGCCATACATCAGGCCGATCTCGCCATACAGCTGAATACGGTCATAGGCGCCGTTCTTGGCGAGCGGCTCCACAAAGAAATGACCTTTACCAGGGATTTCCAGGAAGAACGGGGCGCACTCCTCCAGAGATACCACCATGAGCATGTTGTCCGGGACGGAGCCGTCCAGCATGATGTTGCAGGAGCCAAAATCGGTCTCCAGGGTCTGAAGGTTTACCCCACCGACATTACGGGTGGACTCCTTGTAGCCCTGTTCCTTAATGAAAATCTTGGTTAGGGCGCGCTTCAGCTTGCCACCAACCAGGATGGTGCGGGTCTCACCCTCACGGATTCCACCCTTCTCCCAGACCTTCTGCATGGTGTCTAGCACCAGATCCACAGTTAACGCGCCGGTACCCGCCACCACATTGGTAGTGATAGCAGTAGCCAGGCCACGGGTCTTGCGCGGCTGGGTGTTATTGACCGGATCCTGATAGACACCAGTCAGGAAGGACTTGTTGACGTCACGCGCGACCTGCTTTAACGCCTGGTTAATCTGCCACTGGAGTTCATTCTCAGGCAGCGAGGTGCCGCCGATAGTCACCATCTTTGCGCCGTCAGTGGTGCGCGCGTTCACCGCAGCCTGACGGGTGTAAGACAGCTCAATGGTCTCCTGGTGGATCTCAGCGGAGTTACGGACGGTAGAGCGCACGCGAGCCTCACCAGTGGGAGCGTCAGCACCCTCCTTACGCTGACGGGAATCATCCGCATCGCGCAGATCATAGGTTTGCCACTCATACAAGGGCGCGCCAGCAGAGATACCACCAGTCAGACCACCGATAGCAGTCAAAAAAGGCGTTTCCTCAGCAGAGGCGCTAAACAACTCTCCCACGTAGTTGGGGAGGTTGTACATAGTCCCCTGACCAGTAATACCAGCCATGTTTTTCTCCTTGCTCTAGATTACCTGTTACAGGCTAGCCAGCTTGGCCAGCTTGAGCCGGGAGAGGGCCTCCCGGTCACCGTTCGCTTCAGCCGCCGCCAGCATCTCATCCACGCTCATTACCTTACCCCCAGGGTTACCGGTTCCCACAGTGGGGAGGGTAGGTGCAGGGGCTGCGGTGGGCTTGGAGAGAGCCGCGAGCGCCTCGTTTAGGGACTCTAAATCCGCATCTTCACGGATAAACGCCCCCAGCGCCTCCGGGATGCCCGCCTTCTTTAGGCGCTGGACCTGACGCGCTTCACGCTCATGTGCCCCTAGTCGATCCATGGCGGACTGTAGCTGGGTTTTTAGCTCAGCTACCTGGGTCTGTAGAGCCTCCACATCAGTAGGCTTAGCGGCTTCAGCCTTGGGGGCCTCAGCTTCAGCCTTGGGGGCCTCAGCTTCAGCCTTGGGGGCCTCAGCTTCAGCCTTGGG